TTTTTTTTTTAAGGTGTTCCCCCCCCCCTTTTTCAAAAACGTATAAATTATACGAAATTATACGAAAAATTATACGAAATTATACAAAATTATACATTTTTTTTTTATACAAAATTATACGAAATTATACAAAATTATACGAAATTATACATTTTTATACAAATCGTATAATTTTTTGATCCTAAAAAAAAGTATTTAAAAATTAAAATATTAGATATAATTATAATGGTAAATTACGAGTGTAAAAGATGTGGTTATAATACAAAACACAAAGGTAGTTTCGTAAATCATCTAAATCGCAAAAAAATTTGTATTCCTATACTAGAAGATGTTAGTATAGAAAGTTTAAAATATCAATACAGAATTTCAAATCCAGAAAAACTGCAACAAAACAGCACCCAAACAGCACCTTTTGACACCCAAACAGCACCTTTTAGCACCCAAATGGCAATTTTGAAAAAATCAAAACAGCACCCAAATAGCACCCAAACAGCACCCAAACAGCACCCAAACAGCACCCAAATAGCACCCAAAATTATAATGTGCGAGTTTTGTGAGAAAACCTTCACTAGAAAAACTGGGTTAACAAAACACCTAAAATGTTGCAAAATAAAGCATAAAAATTATTGTGACAAAAGTAGTGAATTTGTAAAATTGAAAAAAGAACATGACACTTTAAAAGATCATGTTGAAGATCTTTTGATAGAATTGAGCAAAAGATCTCAAAATCCAAATATTACTAATAACTATAATACTACACATAATACTAATAATACTACAAATAATCAGAATAAAATTATAAATATTAGCATTAATAATTATGGAAATGAAAATATAGAATATTTGAAAAATGATTATTTACATAACTTATTAACTGGTGCTTTTACCGCAATACCTAAGCTAATAGAAAAAATTCATTTTAATCCACAACATCCAGAAAATCATAATATTAAAATTACTAATAAAAAAGAACCATATATTAAAGTACGAAAGAATGATAAATGGGAACTTCAAGATAAGAAAGAAACATTAGAAACATTAGTAGATGATAAATATTATATATTAGAAGATTATTATTCTGAAATTAATAGTGATGTATCTGATCATACAAAAAAAGTTATGAGTGAATTCCGAGATAAATTTAATGATGATAAAGAACTACAAAAAGATATACAAAAAAAAAGTGAAATGGTAATCTTAAATAATTCCTAATATTTTATTCTATAATATTTTATTCTATAATATTTTATTCTATAAGATTATATAATGAATATAGATATGTTAAAATCCATTCGTTTATATATTCCCTTTTTGTCTGGTTATTTTATGACATGGATGTGTCCAATAATAGATACAACAAATATTAAAGCAAGACCACCACCAATTGTATTTGCTGTAGTATGGCCTATATTATATTTATTATTAGGTTATAGTTGGGTAATGTTAGAAAATTACAAATATACTGATGCCATTTTCGGATTTAATATAGTATTAGGTGCTTTATGGATTTATAATTACTCATGTATAAATAGTAAAAAAAATGCTTTATATGTATTACTTGCTATGATTCTAGGAGGTGTTTATTTACTTTTATATAGTTTTGAAAATGATTCTCAAATATCATATTTTATAGCACCATATATTGTATGGCTTCTATTTGCATTTATGTTAAATTTTAAAATTGTAAATATGAATTGAAAATAGTTTAAATAAAATTACTTTATTTTTTTTTATTTTTCTTAGTAGATTTCTTAATTGTTGATTTCTTTGTTGATTTCTTAATTATTGATTTCTTAATTATTGATTTCTTAATTAATTTCTTATTTCTACCAATATATTTATTACATTTTGGATTATTTTTAAATACTTGGCTATATGTAACAGCAATTGCTTGTAAATTAGTGCTATATCTACCTTTTTTATATTCAGCTAAATTAATTGTCTTTTTTTTTTCAAAATCTTTTAAACATTTTTTCTCTTCTTTTTTTAATATTTTCCAATATTTTATACCATTTGATTTTTTAGCTACAATATATTCAGTTTTTTTATCTTGACCCTTTTTAATTGTTTTCATATTAAACTCCTTAGCGGGTTTAGATGGTTTATTTGATATCATATAATATAATATAATATTATATTATTAAGTTTAATTTAATTATTAAGTTTAATTTAATTTTAAAAATTATTTTATATAATATGTTTTATAAATTAATATTAATTATAATAAATATTATAAAATTAGTTTATTCTATAATTATATTTACTAGTTTTCTAATTTTTAGAAAATTTAATATTATAGAAAAATTTTTAACTACATTTAATATATATGGAAATATTGAAGATTTGCATAAATATTATAATTTCAAAAAAAATAATACTCAAGGTCTAGCTGTTTTTAATCATGTATCTATATTAGATGGATTATTATTATTAAATCAATTTAAAGAACCTATATCATTTCTTGTATCTGAAAATATTTTAGTATCTTTATGTAAAAAATTTATTGAAAATTCAAATGGTATTATTATTAATAAAAACGAAAATACTACTCAAAAAATTACAAATATTTCTATAAATAGACAAAAAAATGATCCTATATTATTTATTGCTCCTAGTGGAACAGATGGGATGGATCAAAAAGAAGAACTAAAATTATCGGAATTTAGAACTGGAGCATTTGTAAGTTTAAAACCTATATTACCAGTTATTATAAAATATAGTCCATACTATAGAGACTCTAATGATAGAAATCAAACAATGTTAAATATTATAACAAATACAGACTATTTAAATTATAAAATAAAAGTATTAGATCCTATTTATCCCCAAAAATATGATAATATTCAAAGTTTTAAAGACAGAGTATATGAAACAATGAATATAGAAAAAAATAAACTTAAGGTTGATAACATTCAAAAAAAACAAGATAATATATTTTTATTTATTTTAATTAATATATTTCTATTACTCTCTTATTTGCTATATACAAATACTATTCATTATTTACCACTTATTTCAATAATTATTATTTGTTGTATAGTTTTATTCTTTAAAAATACTCATTATATATATGACTATCTGTATTCTAATATTATCTATTTTTATACTATAATTATACTTATTTATTCTTTAATAAATAGTAATTATATGTTATTTATTCAAGTTTTAATATGTACTATTCTTTATAAATTGTGTCAAAAATAATAAAATAAAAATAAAATATTAAATATATGATTGATCCCAAATTAGATATTATTTTAGAAAATGAATATACGCGCCAAAAAATGGGTATTGAATTAATTGCATCCGAAAATTTTACCTCCACAAATGTACTAACTTTATTAGGATCTGTATTTACAAATAAATATTCAGAAGGATTACCCGGTAAACGATATTATGGTGGAAATAAATATATTGATGAATTAGAATCCTTGTGTATTGAACGCGCATTAACCGCATTTCATATAAATTCAAATGATTGGGGAGTTAACGTCCAACCATATTCTGGTAGTATAGCAAATATATGTGTTTATTTAGGATTATTAGAACCACATGATCGTATTATGGGTCTAGATTTACCATCTGGTGGACATTTATCACATGGTTTTTATGTAAAACACAAAAAAATATCAAAATCATCTGTAATGTTTGAATCCTTACCATATAGTATCAATGAAACTGGTTATATTGATTATGATAAATTAGCTGAATATGCTAAAGTATTTCAACCTAAATTACTTATTTGTGGTGGTAGCGCCTACCCCCGTGATTTAGATTATAAAAGATTCAGAGAAATCGCTGATTCAGTTGGTTGTTTACTAATGGGTGATATAGCACATATTAGTGGATTAGTTGCTACACAAGAAGCTAATAATCCATTTGAATATTGTGATATTGTTACTACTACAACACATAAAACATTACGAGGTCCTCGTTCTGGTATGATTTTCTATAAAAAAGAATATGAAAGTCGTATAAATGAATCTGTTTTTCCGGGGGTCCAAGGTGGTCCACATAATAATAAAATTGCAGCACTGTGCCATCAATTATATGAAGTGGCTACACCAGAATTTAAGGAATATATAATAAATGTAAAAAAAAATGCACAAACATTAGCAAATAAACTAATGGATCTAGGTTATTCTATATCATCTAATGGAACCGAAAATCACATTGTTTTAGTAAATGTTCGTGATAAAGGTGTCACTGGAAGTAAAGTAGAAAAAGTATGTGAATTAGCGGATATTAGTATTAATAAAAATGCTGTATATGGAGATACTAGTGCTATGAATCCCGGAGGTATTCGTCTTGGTAGTTCAGCAATGACTACACGATTATGTAATGAAACACATTTTATTAAAATAGCAGAATTTATAGATGAAACTGTTAAAATATGTTTAGAAATTCAGAAAGAAAAGGGAGTAAAATTAAAAGATTTCTTAGTAGATATTGAAAAAAATCAATCTATTATTGAATTACGAAAAAAAGTAAATGAATTTAGTAAGGATTTATATTTCCCATGTTAATAATATTCCTCAATATTATCCTTATTTAAACTAATCGCCAAAATAAACCAACAAGCAATCATAAATAAGACTAATGCAATATCTAGTAAAATATGTGGATTTGTTAATTGTTTTACCATATATGTATTTTTTAATTCATAGCCAAATTTTCTATAATAATTACGAGTTCCTACTGCCGAAATAATAGCCATTTCACTATATCCATTATCCCAAGCAATTCGTTCAGCTTCTTTAATTAATCGTTTACCAAATCCCATATGTTGGACTGTACTAGAAAGTTCTTTTTCGTTTACTTTTTCAACACTACCATATACATGAAGTTCACGAATTAATGCCATATCGGTTTCCTTAAATGGTCCATTTTTTTTATTATAATTAAATCGTAATCTAATAAATCCATATAAATATTTCATATCTTTTGTATTAAAACTAATAAAGAATTCTTTGCCTTCTGAAGCTTCATATTCTTCTATCATTAATTTTGCTCGTGTTGGATCACTCGGATTATCTTTAATTTCACGACAATTAATACATTGACATGTTTGTCCATAATTTGCTAATTCTTTTAATACTAATTGACGGAAATTTGTAGGAATCGTATTTGATACATATCCTACATTATTATTTTTTTCACTAGCCATTGGAAAGTCTCTTTGAACACGATTTACACGCATCCAATGGGGAATTAAAAGTTTAGCATATACAACTACATCAATCAAATCACGACCCTTATTTTGTTCTGCATATGGTTTCCAACTACCATTTTCCTTCCATTTACGAATTTCGGTATATTGGACGTCAAGACATGGATAAATTTTCAAATAATCTGGTTGAAAATATGATGATTTAAATATATCTAACATCATTATCTTATCTAATTCGGGATTAGATCCGGGTAAGTCTGGCATAATATGAATATCTACCTTAAATCCATTTTCTTTTAACATTTGAATAGCCTTAATACTATGTTCTACATGATGTCGTCTATTAATTATATCTAATATATCATTATTTGTATGTTGAATACCTAATTGAACTCGAGTACAACCATAATTACGCAATCGTTCAATTTCGGCCTTATTAATTTGATCTGGTCGTGTTTCTAATGTAATTCCTACAATATGACATTTTG